CAAGGTTCCGGTAGAAACTACAAAATTCGCAGACGCATTGGATCACCATGAGATAATGCAGAAAGGTATCGTCAGATAATGATAGAAGGACTACAATTAAAAAGCATAGACCAGATCTATGAGGACATGACGGACGCCTACAGCAAGGGCGACTACCTGGATGGATACACCCAGGATGGCGATGACGCATTGATGGGACCGAAGAAGTTTGGAGAGAGATTCCATAGCATCTGCCTAGGCTTCGGATACAGGGAGTCAGAGATCATACCCTTGAAGATGGAGATTGAGGAGTGGTGTCAGGAGCACCTATCACACATAGAAAGCAAGTTTAGATGATTGTTGAAACGATTGCAGGAATTGTTTTAAACATCATGGTGGCCGGTAGTGCCACAGGACAGGACATCATCAAAGGTGTCTTCACCTACAATAAAATTGAACACATGAAAAAAGATGATAGGTGGAAGGCGAGCCTACACGAGGAGTCATATCAAATTTTGAAAGATGCAATTAGGGAGGCAGGAAAACAATGACAACGGAAACACATAAACACCATTTCCAGGTTGCAGACATAGGTGACTGGGATTTGGACCAAGACAGAAGTATCGTACCAAGCATCCATTCTGCCCTAAAGCGACAGGGCATAGAGGGAGTGGTAGATGGAGACGAGATGAACAATGCTTCATTCATCGTTTGGACATACTCACCGAGAGTTGTGGTGCAAGAGGCCCTAGAGGCCGATGGTATCGAACTAGAAGATTAATTACTTCTTAGGCTTTACAATTTTAGATTTGACTGGTGCTCTGGCACCTATTCTTTTGGCGACTGACTTGCCCTTGTTCTTGGCCTTTTTGATCTGTGCACCTTTCAACCTCAATGATGCCATTCCTGATCTCTTGGTCTGTGCCATTTTCTTGCCTGCTATCTTGGCCTTGGCCTGCCTCTTCGCCCTGATCTTGGCACCCTTGACTGGATCTCTTTTCGCGAAACAGGTGCTGGGTTTGGCCACAATACGACCCTTCCTAGGACCGGATGAGCATCTGAAACCTTGCTTCACAGAGCCCTTCTTGGCACGCCTTAATATCTGGCTCACACCTTCTGCTATCGCTGAATGGTCTGGATGTTCCTCGATGGTGTCAACCTCCAGTGCCGAAATATTTTCTGACACAACATCTTGTGGCACTACATTTTGTATCTGATGGCCTTGGGTGGCACTAGATGTTGTGGCACTAGATTTAGTATCTTGTGATTTGGTTGGCACTAGGGTAAGTTCTGTGATCTTCATACAGGTATTTATAGGCCTAACACCTAACGCTCCTAAACTGACTTATGCTTATGCTTATGCTTACACTTGTGCTTGTGCTTAAACACCTAAACTAATAACGCATTGTTACGAGGTGCTACACTATGAACAAGATCAACTTGACATGGATGGATGTGTTAAATACACGTGAGATGAAGATATTCGAGATATACAACACAGATGAGAACATAGGTCCAGCACCACGTGGTGCCTGCAACAAACCTGCTTCTCAACTGCCTGCATCATGGGTGTCTAGTTGCAAGAGCAAGGGCAGGATGAAACGTACAGGAAATCGAAATGAGAAGATAGGTGGACGTACACAGAAAGTTGCCGGCAAGCGGATCAAGGGTCAGAAGTACGGCGGGCCTCTTCCAGACTACTCAAAATAATACGAAAATACGAGAACCTAATAGCGAGCCAATAGCGAGCCAACCGCTGTTACTGTAGCTCTAGATCACTAATGTCGGAATAAGGTTTATATTCGTGTTCAAACTTGCCTGTTGTGATGTAGGCATCTAGTAATTTGGAGGCACTTTCACACTCCTCGTATCTCATCATGTAGTGGAATCCCTGTTTGAAAACTTTCTGATCTTTCATGTTGTTGTACGAACTATCCCTGCCGTCGTAACTCATGCTCTTCAATTGTTTGTAGTGTTTTTCATTGTCCAACAGTATGGCACCGCCCCTTACATTGTCAAGCGGTTTGGTGTGTCCAAAGCTCAGGCACTGATATTGTCTGCTCCTATACATGTTTGGCTTAAGACATCTAGCACTGTCCCACACAGGAGTTCCCAGGAACTGGTACTCATCACGCCAGGGTGTCATGGAGAACTCGTACTCCACACCTAGCAATTTCATTGTCATGGGAACACTGATGTAGGTGTGTGCCGAGAACCTACAGGTCTTTATTTGCAACAATCTGAAGCAGAGCTCTATGGCATGTGTGCAACAGTCCGTGGTCACCACGTAAGGTGCACCGGTGAAAGTTGCCAATTCCTGTTCGAACTTCCTAACTGATTCTGTCATGTACCTTGTCAGCCCACTGTTGGTTTTGTTCTGCTGTCATATGATTTATTGTACCTATACCCCAGTTGTCCTTGCCTCCACTGAAGGCATACAAACTTTCATCTATAAACTTTCCTGCTGTGAGTTCTATGCCTGCGTCCTTGCCTGCAGTCTCGAAAGGCCTGAAACTCCACATCTGCACGATCTCACTGCCGACCTTTGACAGTATGTTCTGATCGTAATGTTTCAATGCGTACTCGTAGGAGATCTCATCTTTTTCATAGTTGTGCAGATGGATCCAATAGTCGTCCAGTGCCTTATAGATATTTGGATCGACTCCATCCAATGGTTGTGTGTTGGCACTCAATACATGTTCGGGGTGATACAGTCTGTAAGGTTCTGTCCAACAGAATATGGATATGTCTGGCACAGCATTCTGCTCGATTAGTTTATTGTACTCAAAGAACACACTCCATATGCTCCTGCCTGGATTACCAAAGTATCTTATCCTGTCTGCTCCTAGTTTGCGTTGCAGGATGTTGCACCAACTCTCAGGTTGATTACTTGCACAGAAACTGTCTCCGAAAAATCCTATCGTCTTCATATACTGATAATTATCTACATATATTATGAAATACACATACTCTGATTGGAATCACAAGCAAGGCACGTTGCCAGTAAACTGGAAAGCCAAAGACTACGAAAGTTTGCCGTGGTACGAGAACCCCGACAAAAATCAAGGCTTTACAACAGCAGAAGAAAACTACAGCATTTACAAGGAGCGGGTAGGATGCCTCATACCCAAGTTCGAACAGGTTGGCAAAGGTGTCTTCGTTCCCGATGATGTTGACAAGATTTTTGGCTACGTGATTGATTTTTTCGATCTCACAGACACAGTGTACGCCTTTGCGAAGTACACGCCCGGCCTTATACTGCCGTGGCACAAGGACAACTACCCAACATACGCAAGAAACAAGAAAGCCAAAGTGGAAGACATAGTGAGGATAATGGTATTCCTACACGACCCCTCTCCAGGCCACCAGTTATGGATCGAAGATCAGTATTGCACAGGAACAGCAGGCACATGGTTCAGTTGGCAAGGTGCAACCAAGCACATGGCGGCCAATCTGGGAGAAACCGACAGATACATGATACAAATCACGGGAAAGATTAATTAGTAATTAGGTTTTAATATTGTGTGACATCGCCAACTCCGGCCCCCTGGAGAACGTGCCATTCCACCTTTACGTTTCAGTCTACCTTGATACCACGCCGCCTGCAGTTCTTCATTCCAAGCATGTTTGTAGAAGTGATAGTGATTGTGTTCTAGCACAGGCATTAACTTTTGGTATACTTTTACTGGATCCTCTTGTGACAACTTCAGCATCGAGTCCAACAACATATTAACCCTTTTTTCAAAATCAGGTTCTTGATCGTATGATTCATCGATCACCGGTGAGAAGGTCTTGAATCCTAAATCTCTGAATGCCTTGAGGTGGTGCATGGTCCCAACTATGACGAATGGTCTTTTGGCCACTATTGGTTTGGCCTCCTTTTCGCTGAACATGGACATGCGATTGTCTGATGGTATGACTGTTTCCACCACACACGAATAATGGGACTGGTTGTATATGCTAGGGTCGATTAGGTCACTGCATCGAAGATTATGATCTTCTGCTATCGATTGGGCACCTGACTTGCTGTCATTGGGACTCACAACATCTGGTCCCCAATGGGTTATTCCTAATGCATGACAGGTTGAAAAAGTAACTGGGTCTACCGGATGCTGTTTCAATATTCCATATAGTCTTTTGTTATGACTACACATCAGTTCCCATTGATATTTCTTATCGAATGATTGTGACAGTTTTGTCAACAACGACCTACAGATGGGAAAGGTACGATAGATGTCATTGCCTTGGAAAAACATGTCATTCAAGTAGTGCATCGGACGGTTAAGGGGTACATGAGATATTAAATTGGCAAAGAATGTGACCGGATCATCTTTTGAGAACCTGTTGATGAAATCATCTGTGTAATAGTAAGGTCCTTCTGCGATTTTGTTTTGATAATCCCAACCGTGCTTGGGGTCTTTGTAGAACAACAAAGGCTCTCCAAGGCCCACGTACACATGATCTGACAATGACATGTGAGTCCTTATCCTGTCTTCTAGTGCGGCCAGAGATTCTAATGAGTGAAGTCCATCAAAATCCTGTAGATATGAATACTTCATGTCACAACTTGCTCTAGTGAACGAATCTAGATCAGTATATAATGTATCCGTCACATGGCGATCACGCACACACAAATGATGCCATTTTTGATCAATGTATCTTGCTAACTTCATTTTGTCTACTTATCGTTATAGTAGCACTTAAATACCTTGTGCATATATCTACCAAAAATGAATACGGAGAGTTGAAATCGATCATAGTCGGAAGTGTGGAAAACTTCGAGTGGCCAGAAAATGACAAAGAGTTTGATCAAGGAATTGCTCGATCCACTTATCACCAAACGCTCCACAGAGGCAAACCGCCACAGCATGTTTTGGATGATGCCAGCAGAGACTTGGATCTGTTGTCAGCAATTTTAGAATACAGAGGCATTCAGGTCTACAGACCTGAGATAGTTAAACCTCATTGGGCCTACTCTGCCAGAGACATATTGTTGACAGTGGGAAACAAAGTCATTCAGTGTCCGACTCCATTTTCCAGTCGTGCTAACGAATTGGATTTGTATCCTTTCCTAGAAAATACACAATGTGAAATTATCAAGGCCCCTAGACCTAGCTCACAAGAAGATCCAATCTTTGATGCGGCCAACGTCTTAAAGATGGATGACAGGCTGTTGTATTCTCTTTCGCACTCGGCCAACGAAGCAGGCGCAGACTGGTTACAACAACAGGTGGGAACCGAGTTTGAGGTAGTGAAATGGCAAGTGGTTGATCATGAAATCACACACATCGATTCAACTCTGGCCTCATTGGCCAAAAACATTGTATTGATAAATTCATCTAGAGTAAAAGACGACCAACTACCAAACTTCATGCAGGACTACACTAAGATATGGGTTGACGACGTGACTGCTGGTACCTTCCATAACTTTCCATACGCTTCCAAATGGATAGGGATGAATGTCCTCTCACTAGATCCAGAAACAGTGGTGGTTGATGAGATTCAGACACAGTTGATAGAAAATTTAGAGGCTCATGGATTCAAGATAATTACTACATCAATGAGACAATCAAGAACACTTGGCGGTGGTTTCCACTGTGTGACCTGTGACATGGAAAGAAAATAATGTTTAAAGTGACTCACCAATGGAATAAACTTAAAACATGTGTAGTAGGCAGTGCCTATCCCCCAGAACTGTTTGACTTCATCAAAGATGTAAATTTAAGACAAATCTTTGAAACATTGGCAATAGAGACTGAGGAAGACATAAAAAAACTTGTGACTTTCCTCGAAAAATTTGGGATAAATGTGGTAAGGCCAACCATGCCAAAAACCTTTAACGAATTCAAGATATCAAATGGATACATAGCACCCCCAATATCTGCTAGAGACTTCATGGCCATGATAGACGATAAACTTTACTATCCTGGATTGCCTAATTTAAATCATGCCTGGATGGAGTTTGCTGGCACGAGAAAGATCAAGTCAAAAGATGCTCTACAGGATAAACAATTGAATCAACAATGGTTGGAGTTTCAAAAGCAAGACAAATACATTTTTGACCAGAAGATTAGGTTCTATAAAGACATCTTCACCCTTGCACTGCAACAAGGAAATGAAGTTGTTGCCAGCCCAATAGATTACATGAACTCATCATTCATTACGAGGTTAGGCGATAGAATGATAGTGGGAACGCAGAATTATCATGACAATAATGACAGTATCAAGGATACATTTTCTCAGATGTTTCCAGACAAGGCCATATATGTGGCATCGAGTGAAGGCCACTCGGATGGATGTTTTACTCCCATATCCGAAGATCTTATAATATCAGCCTACGACACGATAGATTACAACAAGATATTTCCTAATGCAGAAGTAATCTCGGTTCCAGCGGAGATAACTTTGAAAGACGATAAATTCAAAAAACAGATGATGACTGCAGAACACAAATGGTTCTTGAAGGGCATGGAGAACAACAAGGATCTAGTGGAAATGGTTGATTACTACTTTAATACTTGGATCGGTAACGTCAAAGAAACAGCATTTATGGTCAACATATTGATGCTGGACGAAAAGAATGCAGTTTGTTCCACAGATAACAAGCAGGTCAGAGAAGCCATGCACAGACACGGCGTTGAATTACACGTTACACCTTTTAGACACAGATGGTTCTGGGACACTGGAATACATTGCCTTACCCAGGATTTGGACAGAGAATAATGTTTGACATTTTTAACACAAATAAAATTATATATGCAACAAAGATAGGCTTCATAGGTCTGGGCAAACTAGGAATGCCGTGTGCAGAAGCGATACGAAAAAAAGGTTTCCATGTTGCAGGATATGACATCGCACGTAAAAGCAGTGACCTAGTAGAGATCAGGGATTCCATAGAAGACGTGTGTCGTGACAGAGACATTGTGTTCGTGGCCACACCAACACCACACGAGGACGGCTACGACGGAAGGACTCCTACAAGTCATTTGCCTGTGAAAGATTTTAACTATGATGCGGTCAAGAATGTGCTGTCCAAATGCGACAAACACATGGGACCGAATGATACCCTAGTGCTTATTTCTACTGTACTTCCAGGTACGATAAGAAGAGAATTACAACCGTTAGTAACAAACACCAAACTAATGTATAACCCATATCTCATAGCCATGGGCACAGTGGCCGATGACATGATCAATCCCGAGATGATAATGATAGGTTCTAAAAACGGAATGGCAGGCAAAACTTGCAAGGTCAGGTCAGAACTTTTGGAGAGTTTTTATAACCAAGTGTGTGACAACTTCCCACGCATGGAGTTTGGCACATTCGAGGAAGTGGAGTCGATGAAGATATTCTACAATACATTCATCAGCAATAAAGTAGCATTGGTCAATATGATACAGGATGTGGCACACAAACTAGGACACATGAACGTGGATGTGGTTACAGGGGCCTTAGCAAAGAGCACTAAACGTCTTGTAAGTCCTGCCTACATGAAAGCAGGAATGGGTGATGGCGGAGCGTGCCACCCAAGAGACAACATCGCACTGCGTTGGTTGGCCAAAGAACTGTCATTGGGATATGATATGTTTGAATCAATAATGACTGCACGTGAAAAACAAGCGGAGACAATGGCCATAGCAATTTTAAAACATGGAAAGAATATCGCTTTCACTTCAGACAGTTACAAGCCAGGGACAAATCTAGTAGACGGTTCCAGCTCTCTGCTCTTACAACACTATGTGAAAAAACATGGTGGTATAATAGTTGACGGCGTGGACGAACCTGTAGAGGTAATAGTGAGGATACACGAGTCTGACCAAGTTACGGCGGACAATAACACAATAATTTTTGATCCATGGAGATCATACCCCGAAGCGGAGAACGTTGTACACTATGGCAAATAAAAAAATTGGCATGGACACAGTGGAGCAATTCGAAAAAGAAATTGCAAACTTCTACGATGCACCCTATGCCGTTGCAACAGACAGTTGCACACACGCAATAGAACTTTGTCTAAGGCACAGGCCACCAGCACCGGGCATAGAGTTGTCTGTACCTGCAAGGACCTACATCAGTATTCCTTTCACTTTGATGAAATTGGATCTCCGATGGAATTTCGTTGATCAGGTGTGGCAAGATTATTATTACATCGGCGGCACAAACATCATAGACGCCGCGGTGTTCTTCCAAAGAGGCGGATACATCAGAGGAAACTATATGTGTCTAAGTTTCCAATTCAAAAAGTCATTGAGCCTAGGACGCGGTGGCGCAATACTATGCGACAATCTAGCCGACTACGAGCAATTGAAGATGATGAGTCATGATGGCAGGAAAATTGATGCTCCATGGCGTGATCAAAACATAGCAGGAATTGGATACCATTATTACATGACTCCTGAAACGGCAGATCTAGGTATAAACAAACTCCAAGACGCTGTCCCAAAACCAACACAGGGCAGTGACGATTATCCATATCTTCCAAACATGGATGTATTCAAATACAATAATAAAAATTAAATATTTTTTCGTTCTACATCAACAGTAATACAATGGAAACAGCCACCCAGTGTCCGAGCATGTCTCATGGGTAGCATGGCAGAATCTATATTGTATCTTGCCAACTCTTTCCTAAGATTTTGTTGATTTTCTTCTAGCACCACTAAACTTTCATTGATAGAAAGAAGATTTACGTTGATCCATGGGCTGGCATTACAGTGGACTGGGTGATGTCCTATGTCAACAGGCTCCGGTGCATTAATTATATCCCAATTACGCAATGGCAAAGGTAACTGTGACTTGTCCTTAATCCGCGAGGGATTTACTAATAAGAGTCCTTCCCTGAGAAAAGCAATGGTGCTGTCCAAATGCATATAGGAATACACGTCTTCGATGGCATGTACTCTAGTAGACTGTCCCATTATCTCCTGTAAAGTATCAGCGCCTTTACGATTACCACTGTTGCTCACAAGGTAATACAGATCATCATTGTGTTTTAGAATGTTGGCGGCGTCAAAGCAAGGTTCTGTTTCGTTCAAGGCAAGCACCTTAGGGTTGCCTACGCATCCAAAATTATACAAACTGTCTTCACGTTCTATAGTGATGTGATGCCTAACTGCATCGTATCCATCAAAGAGTTTGTCATATGCCCGATGTTCATTGGCCCTCGCCCTTAAAGACATTGGTGTATAGACCACATTGTTGCCATGCACAAGCACTGTGTCTCTTGGACAGTATGTGTAATATTCCGGATCATGATCTTTATCTGGCCTCAACACCTTTATTTTTTCACCTTTTAAAAAATCAATAAAGATATCAATGTCTTCATTCGCTTCATCAATCACCTGCTGTGGATACAGGCCTGGCATTGGCAGGTCGCTGTCTTTCGGCCTGTCAGCGTAATTCACACACCTCAGGCTGATGTCATTGATTGGTATCTTGGCTCCTGTGGCATCTCCCACGATCACTGTCTTAAGTTGGCCGTATTCGTTCCTGCTTAACATTTCAATCCAGTGACTTGTAAAATATATCGATCTGCATTTCCTAGGTTTGCGGCCATGTGTTCCACACCATATCCCCACCCAAAGTAACTTCCGGCCGAGCCTGTGCATATTTGATCCTGTATCCAGAGCTGATGTCCGGCCTTTTGATCATGCAGAAAGACAATGAATCTTTGTATATCTTGAACTTGCTCTTTTTTGATCTGATTCCTTGTGATGTAGGTAGTATACTTGTCGGTATGGTAGGGTAAAACTTTTCCAGGTTCCAGTTTATTGACAGCAACAACTTTTTTTGTGAGTGGTAAATCTTTAACAGCATCATAGAAAACGCTCAATAACTTTTCTTGGAAGCACATGGATACTCCAACGTTATAATTGGTTGTGTCGACTACCGCATTGAATTTTTCTTCATGACGATCGTTCTCGAACCATGGCAGGCCTGTGTAATTTTGTTCCGTCCATGTGACTGGAATTTTGCCTTTGATCATTTGCCACTTACCCCTGTATCGTGATTGTTGGTCAATCTCGGATTGAAGTCTGAATTGTCTACGTGACGTTGTATGCTGATGCGATCAGCACCCATGAACCATCCAGATGAGACCGATATTGGCAACTGTATTGGAATAGATCTCTTGGCAAAGAAAGTGTTTCTGTTGTGTTGCCTGATTTCAGCAGTTTGATCGTAGAAGTCTTTGGTGCTTACCGCGAGGAAGTCTTTACAGCATTGAACTATTTTATCTATCCTTCGATGGTTGTCTGGTTCTTGGTCGTAACTCTCATCAATCCATTTGTCAAACGTAAGGTAACCCTGGGATCGCATGTATACTAGGTACCCAGGTGGCCCAAACACCACGAAAGGATGCTCAGCCATCAAAGGTTTATAAATTTTCTCACTTAACTGGTATGATCCTTTACCGGTGTTGGTTTCCATGACCACGCTCAACTTTGAGTTCCTGAAGTGGGGTTCATGAGCTACCAAGCAAAGTTCACGAGGATTATCTTCGTAGCCCTCTATGTCATCTTCTATTTCGTACATACAATTATTGTCCGGTGATTTGACACTGACGTAACTTTTTCCTAACAATGAATGTTTCTCCAAAGCCCGTATCATATCTATTCTTTCAGGATGGTCACGTCCGGTGTATATCAGGAAGTCCTTGCTTTTGACAGAATGATCTATCCTTCGAAGATCTTTATTGATCAGTTGGATCTCCATGCAGTAGTTGTTGTGCTGTCTGTATGCAAAAGGGAATTTATCATCATCGCCCTCTGCCAACACCAATACTTTTTCTTGATTGTTGCGGATTAATTTTACGAAATCCTTATTGAACCAATTGTGGAATGACATGTTTTCATTGTGGACCACGACGATCATTTCATTTTGTTTGAGCAGGTTTCTTAATCTCTCAAGATTGTCATGCATCTGGCTGGTGGTGTTCATTAGATCAATGTAGTGTTCGGTCTGTATAATAGGTATGTGTTTTTGCCGTGGAGTTTTGACAAGATTGTTAAACATAAATATACGTACTTAATCAGAATGGCAACAGAATTCACACATCATGAACGTTTCAAAAGAAGGCTCGACGACGGATCGATGTACAAATTTACCAATATAGCAGATGCCCAGACCAAGTGTGCATTCCATGATACTTTTCTTACCAGTAATGACCCCACAGTGACCTATGCATTGGAGGACAAAAACGAAACGTTGAAGGTGACACTGGAGTTTGATACCAGTGATGCCCAACAGGCCTGGTGGATTGCCGTGTCAGATCTAAACAAAAATGGCATCAATTACTGTTCAAACGACATCAAATGGCAAGGAGCGGAAAAGCCAGAAACACTTCAAAAATTTGTTAGAGATCATGTGCCCGGCACCGCTGGCTTTGTTGGATAAATAAAACTGTTTACAGGTAACAAATATGGCAAATGCATACAAACACAAAAAGTATTTCAGGTTAAGGGGATCAGACAGTAGTCTTGTCACTTTCAGCTCAACATCTGATGCCAAAACCAAGATAGGTTTCACAAGTGCATTTGACACAAGTACTCCCACGAAGACGGAAGCCTTAGAAGACACAGACACCACCTTGGTTGTGACTTACGAGTTCGACACAAACGACGAACAGACGGCATTCCAGGATGCACTCGATGACGCATGGACAACCAGCCCCCACACTCCATTCAATCCTGCTGATGCGACGGACACAGTGGAACATTTCAAGACCGAGTGGTTGACCGAAGACGGCCCAGTAGGTACAACAGAGACTCTGATATAATCATGGCGGCAGAATACAGACACAAAAGGTATTTCAGGGTAAGGGTATCAGACAGTAGCCTTGATACTTTCAGTTCAACAGCAGATGCCAACACCAAGATTGGTTTCACATCTGTATACAGCACTTCATCACCAACGAAGACGGAAGCATTGGCGGACAGTGACAAGACACTTGTGGTAACATACGAGTTCAATGACGAATCTGAACAGACAGCATTCAAGAGTGCCGTGGACGGCGCCTACAGTGACAGCACATCACCGTTCAACCCTGCAGACGGAACCGACAGAGCGGAACATTTCAAGACCGAGTGGTTAAACAAAGACGGATCTATATCTAACACAACAAATTTATAACAGTCACAAAAAAAGGGCGACACAATTAAGCACCGCCCCTTAGAATAGATTTAATTACGCAGAGTAATTAATTACTTTTCTTCCTGATTTCTTTAATAAAGAAATGATGTTTGACTTCATAGTCAAAGCAGATGACTTAGGTGCTGTACCTAAAACTTCTACTGTAAAGTCCAAACCTTTTGATAACAACTTGTTAGTCGCTGTTTTTCTTGCAGTGTTTTTTACTGCTAGGTTTTTGAACTTGATTTTACCACCGTGTACTTCACCATTTACTTTGTAAGTTGAAGCCGGTTCCGCAAATACACCAATTTGCTTCGCTCTTGATTTGAAGTTTCTTGTGTATACAACGTATTGTGTTGAGTTTGCCATGGTTTTTGTTTCCTTCTTAGTAGATGGAAAAAGTGTATTGAACATACTTGTTAGCATATTGTTTCCTTTTCCTTTATTGTTGTTATATGGTTACGTAACTCTGGAGTTTCATTCTCTGTTATCCTACGTTCCATGTTTACAATTATATACTACAAAGTGTATTAAGTCAACCTGCTGGAAAATGCAGTGTTTATGCTGTTAATCCTGTCTCCTTGTTCCACAAGTTTCTGCACATACTTTGTTACATGAGTCTGAATCCCACGTGCTCCTCAATTCCTCGAAACTTTCCAGATGTACTTTAGGTCTGTCAATGTGGCCAAAACCATGGTAACAACAAGGGTATATTTCTCCCGAACTGTCCACATACACACTGTTGTTGACAATAGTATCACAGGTAATTTTTGTACCCTTATAGGACTCTTCTGGTAAATCATAGGGTTCATAACGCATCTTCAAATATTCGTCAACATCAAACTCACGTGGTGTGGCATCCTTGTCTGGCGGTAGTATCCAGTGACTGATAGACTTGTCTGGTTGTATAGCGGGCATGTCATTTCTGCCTTCGTCACGCACGACAAACTTGTTGAATCCCAATGATTGGCTTAGTTTCCTCGCTTCTTCTTCCTGGTGCATGTTGTGTTGGAATTTGATAAACTGCCATACTGCATCTCCGCCTGCCTCCGTGAATGCTTTCACACGTGATATCAGTTTGTCCCAATTCACTCCTTGCCTGTATAGGTGATTGGTGTCTTCAAGTCCGTCTATTCCAAAAATTATTCGGGTTCCCTTCTTTGTGGCCAACTCTCTGTATGTTTCCACCTTGCCTATGCCTCCGTTTGTTGCTATCTCCACTTCGATATTGTCCATGGCAGACATTTCAGCAATGTTTGGATTCATCATGGGATCACCGTGATTACCACAATAGAGAATCTTTCTAACATCTTTATATGTGTTTAAGAGTTGGTGTAATTGCTCTACACCAAGATTTTTCTCTTTGAAAAAACCCTCTAATGGATATCCATAACCATTACGTGGACATCCAGGACACCGTGCATTACAGTAACTAGATGCTTCTATGTGTAGATGTTCTATTATCATCGTGAATCTTATTTTCTTATCTGGAAGTAAGAGTAACTTGTTAATCTTTGCACGTTAGCAGAAACTTTATTCTCCATGCCATGCAGTTGTTCACTGTTGTTAAACATTATGTAGCCTGAATTTTTGGTAAAATTAAAGGCTTTCCGGACCTCATCCTTGTTGTAAAATACAGTTCCGAGTTGCTCAGGTGCATCTGATAGAAAAATCTGCATGACATAATCTACACCATCGTTGTCTACATGCTTATGACAATCAAACCCTTCGTAGTCTAGCCAGAATCTTGTGTCAATCTGTGTGATATCTAATCCCACTGCTTTACCAATTAATTCTTTTTTACTATTGTATTCCTGTTCTATGGATTCAAACACGGATCCAGGTAGAACGACGAGTCTTTTTCTTTTCCAATCCTCTTGCCATTCTTGTGTTGTATATGGCAGTGATTCCAATGCCTCACGTGAAAGACTCTCGATGGTTTCGGTATCTAGCACATCTGTGATCTGGAAAAGATCCACTCTTTCATCAACTGGGTTGATCTGCATTAGTTGTCCTTGTAGTCAGGCACCGCGAACAGGTCTATGCCCTCGTCCAACAGTTTGTTGGTCTCTTCCTTGGTGGGCCTGCCATAGAACTTCTGATCACGTTTACCCTTGGCCGCCTTCCTGGCCTCCTTGGCAAAGTTCTTACCAACATCTTGGAAATCTTTCTTTATCTTCTTGTTGAGTCTACGCAGTATCTGTTCAGCACTTTCTCCCATCACCATGTAGTCGTCTGGAATCTGCTTCTTCTTGGTGGTCTTTACATTGGGTGCCATGATGGCCTTGTCAACGTCTGTGCTGTCACACATGGGACACTGGATCATTCCTCTTTTCTTTTGCCTGGTGTACTCTTTACTGCTAGGAAACCAACCTTCGAACTCGTGTTGGCATCTGCATCTCAGTTGATATTTGATCATATTATTATTTACATTATATACTTGACTATCAACACTGTCTACTATATTATAATGATATGATAAACGTTTCAGGATACACAAAAGGTAAACCCAAGAAGACTTCACAGGGCAAGAACAAGAGCAGGATCAAGATGAGCTCAATGAACAAGTCCAAGAAGAGAAGTCACAAGGCTTACAATGGCCAGGGAAAATAACGTCAAGTTATTGAAAGCACAGATAGGCAACCTCGAAGTTCAGGTGGCAGACTATCAACAGATAGTCAAAGAACTATCAGACAAATTGAAGTTGTACGAGCAAAAACACGGCACAGTGTTCAAGCGATCTAGAAATATCTCAAACCAAAGATAACAGCATCTTTCTTCCTACGGAACTTGATGTGTTCGAAGTCAATGATGTGTACATTTATTGGACCACCATGCTGTTGCATTATTCTTTCAACGTCTGTAGGTCTTATTGTGATCCTGTCTTCGTCTGGCAGTTTGGCCTGGTAACCCCAAAACATTGGCCACCAGTGCAATGGGTTCAGTGAATCGTATTTCTCTTTCATTATGAGCAAGAACACCACCGGTGCTATTGTGAATGGTTCTGCCCACCATGGGATCACGTTCAACGTGGCCCAATCTATAAAATGCACAATACCGGTCCACACACAAATAATGGCAAATAGTATGCCCATTATGGGCCAGAATTCGTCCTCAAAATCAGAATCGTGATCGTGTGGTCCTGGTGCATGTGAATACAATCTCATCTTTTGTTGTCTATTCAACTTCATGTGTAAAGTATATATGTTTGTATCCAGTAGACTTTAACTATAATTCTGCTATAATAAGACTTAAATACCTACAATGCAAAAACGTACAAGAAGTTTATTAGAAGAATTGAGCTCGATGCCCCTTAAAAGAGACAAGGAAGAGGTGGTTGAGAGCAGGGCATCACATATCCTCGAGTCGACTATAAGATTGATCACGTACATCAGAGAGAACTTCGATCAGGACACAGCATTCAAACTTGAGAAGAAGTTCAATTCAGCGATCAAGAACATGGACGCATCCAAGTTCAGCAAAGGTGTTGCTCGTATCAAAGAGAACAGAGACGTAAAAGAAAACCTACTGAAAATCAAAGACGGCGAATACAAAGAGGACTAATCATGTTGATAGAAGATGTCCTAACAGAATTTAAAAGGACACACCTTGAACACATCGAGGACATCGTAATAACCGACGGCTACGAAGGTGGCAAGGCAGTTCTTGAATATTTCAGAGGATTGTTACTTACTCTCAAAGGCACAAGCTCAGAAGCAATGAGTGTGTCAGTCAAGTGGGATGGTGCACCTGCCGTGGTATGTGGGATCAACCCAGACAACGGCAAGTTCTTCGTGGGCACAAAGTCAGTTTTCAATCCAGGAACTCCAAAGATCAATTACACAAAGAAAGACATAGCAAACAATCACGGCACGGACGATCTAGGACAGAAACTTTTAAAGTGTCTTGTGCATATTAAGAAACTGAACATACAAGGTGTTGTACAAGGAGACTTGTTGTACACAGACGAGGACATCACAAGGAAGAACATCGATGGAAAGCCTCACTTGACGTTCACTCCAAACACAATAACATACGCTGTACCAGAAGGTGGTGAGTTGGCAAAACAGATAGACAGAGCCAAGGTAGGGATCATATTCCATACAACATACAACGGCGACACACTGGCAGACATGACAGCATCGGGTGGAGCGGATGTAAGTTCGTTCGCCAAAAGCAATGATGTGTTCTTTGACAATGCAACATACAAGGACGTGTCAGGCAGTGCCAAGTTCACTGACGATGAAACAAAAAATTTCTACAATGGTATTGAGAAACTAGAAACACTGTTGAATGCTGTTCCTAGAGACCTAGCAAGTGTGTTGGGACAGAATGCAGACTTCGTGCCCACGTTCATGATCTACATAAACGCAATGGTCAAGCAAGGCCAACTGCCAAGTAACGTCAATCAGTTCCTACAAGGATTCAAAAAGTTCTATGCAGACAGAATGCAACAGCAGATGTCAGGCCTAAAAGCACAGAAGGCGTTGGCGTTGAGACAGGACAAGATCAAACAGATGCCAGTGTTCCTTAACAGGGCCAAGAAACCATTACAGGCAATGCTGACTTTCTACAAAGCGGTACAGACCATGAAAGCCTTTGTTCTTAAGAAGATGAATCAAGCACAGGCAATAGGATCATTTCAACAAACAGATGGCGGACTACAAGTGACAGAACCAGAGGGTTTCGTTGCCGTTGACAAGTCAGGAAGTGCTGTTAAGTTGGTAGATAGGTTGGGATTCTCAAGAAGGAATTTGACGGGTATCAGCAAATTCAAGAAATAGATCCAAGGTTTTATTAATTTCTAAACTTAATTTTTCTTTATTGAACATGGTATCGCAGTTGTGTTTTCTCAACGCTTTGGTCTGCAGGTAAATGTCTTGCCACGGAGCGTCACGTAATCTATCACACACATCAACAATAGTGTTTATTCTCACATCAGGATCTCTATCGAGGTCGTACACTTCCTCGAAATAGTTGTTGAAAGTCCTGAAACCCATTTCTTTTAATTTCTGTAGATACAAATAGTTTCCATGTACTACGAAAAGGTGTTGTGCCATGATCGGTTTCCATAACTTCTCTGTTATGAAAACTTCAAAGTCATTGTCATTGGTCTCGGACACAATACTACAGGCCGTGTCATTGTAAGGTTTCTCGTATATTTCTTGGTCCATGCCATACTGTGGATAGTCTTGAGCCCACGGTAGTTCATATTCGGCAGGCAGTTTCTTCTCTGGCCAATGTGTGTGTAAACTATTTTCTAGTATTCCGTTCTTTGACAACTTGTTGTAAAGTTTTTCTCTGTGTGGCCTGTGCGTCTTGTTGAGATATAGGAAATCGTATTTTTTGTTAGAGTGATCAAAGTTGAAAGTTTTTCCCTCGTGTAGTTTGTACATGTAATACCAAAACCAAGTGGCACCACCTGTCCACTTGATGTGATCCACATCAATATTGGGGCATGTATATTCTGGATGATTTCTTATGTTTTCTAGTGATTCCCATGGGTTTGCTTTAATGAAAACGAATCCTTGGCTCTTAAGCAGATCTACTCTCCTGTGCAGTTCGTCCATGAATTCTGGGTTGTCCTTCAATCGATCATTGGCAGAACGTGTGTCGATAATGGCGAACCTCCTGTCATAGGAGTCAAGATTGTAGTCGTGCAGGGTATAGTACTCTCCGGTCATATCGAATGACTGTCCCTCCATGGAGTGCATCGAAATGTAACTCTCCAACTCCGGATGATTTCCGGTCTTCATGACATCGGTTAGAATAAAGTTTCGTTGCATATAGCCTATAAATACCTGTATGTTAACACCATTTTTAAAGTATGTATCAGAGGGAAAAGTGATAAGACGACATAGTGATTTGCAACGTTTTTCATTCCCAGAGGTAGCAGAAAGAATATATCTCAGTTTCTTAGCACTTGCCCTAATGAGTCAGAACAAAGACACAGAAGGATTCGTTAGATCATACGCCAGACAGACCATGGCCAAGGGCACATTCGACCAGGTGAGGATGATTAACAATGACCTAGCAAACATGCTGGCCATAGTGGCCGGAGATCCTGAGATAACCAAAAAGCTCAAGAACAAAAATCAAGCACAGGCCATGAGGCAAAGACTGCCAGTGCCTGTGATGGCGCTGAGGAGATACCTGAGGACGTGGGAAAATCATTACAGCAACCTTACACAGTTGGAGAGATCCCTGGGAATACAAGATGGCAACCTCAGGAACATTAGACGAGCGGTTGCCGATTACAACAAGTTGAATACAAGGATGAAGTTGCAGACCCTACACAGACTGCAACAGCAATTACACTCTAAACTGCCCAACACTGACATATTAAAGAAATTCAAGGAACTGTAAAATGATAAAATCGATTTGCGAATTGTGTGGATGCGAACAGCACTGTAGACAATCCTGTGCAGAATGCAGGGACTGTCCCGATTGTGCATGTAAAGAGTGCAATGCCGGGCCCAAATAGTTTCTGGGTACTTTACGGACAGCACACCAAACCCACTTACCTAGAAGATGCAGGCAATGGACAGCAGGCACAAAGAGATGCCGCTCTGCAATACATCAAGCAGTGGCGTGTGTGCCTGGACATAGGTAGCAACATAGGACAGTGGACGAGACCACTCTCTAAGAAGTTTGAAAGTGTGGTGTGCTTCGAACCAAATCCCAACTTCAGAGAATGCTTCGAGAAGAACATACAAGAGAAAAATGTATTGCTATGGCCTTACGGATTATCAGACAAAGAACACAAGGCAAAGCAAGACTTCAACTCAACTGTGTTACATGAAGAGGATGGAGACATAGACTGTAGGACACTTGACAGTTTCGGATTGACCAATGTAGACTTCGTTAAGATAGATGTTGACGGCTTTGAGATACCATTACTGAACGGAGCGAGGGAAACATTGAGCAAGAACGATCCCGTGATCAACATAGAGATGAAGAGGGACAAGAGGACGGATATTGTTGTGAAATGTGAGTCTATACTGAAAGATCTCGGCTACAAGTTCCAAAAACGCACAAAGAGTGACGAAGTGTGGCTTAAATCTTAATATTACAGCATAATTTACCAATCTTACCAATAAATACTTGCAACTTGATTCCTGAGCGGGATCATAGTCATTTAAATCAGAAAAAAGGAGGATTAAAAATGGCAACGGAAAACAACACGACATTCGTGGCGGGAACACAATCTTTTCTAGGAAAAGAACTTGAGTTCATCACGATTGATGCAGGTGAGGAATTAGCGAATCACCTGTTGAAAAACGAGACAGCAAACGCGATCGAGAACACAGTCAGACAATACGGTAACATCGTAGGTTCAGGCCCGTTATTCGATACGAATGCTTCTAGAACATACATAGTTGAAGGTACAGACATGTTCGTTGGTGCACCAGCATCAGCAGGCGGTTCTTTCACATTAACTGAATCAGGCTCAGACGGTTCGTCAGTAGGTACTCTTACTGCGGCACTGAAAGCACTTGGAACAGTTGATTCAATTGATCTAAACGACTCTGGCACAACTGCCAAGATCGAAGACTTAACGATATAATAGGATAGGAGAATAAAATTATGCCAATATCAAGAAATAACTTTACAGCTCTACCTGTTGAGGCAGAGCAAGAAGGAGTTGATGTATCATTCTTTACAGTAGACTTCATCAATGCAATGAACTCAGAGACTGGTGATCCACAAGCGGATTCAACAGCGGCTGGTTTAGCACTAGTACAAGCGGCTATCATGAACCTAGGAATCAACATCCTAGCAACTGGTCCGTTAGGAAACTCAAACACAGAACTTACATACATGGTGAGAGCTGACAGTTTGGACGTTGCTAACCACATCACTGCGAACGGTATCAGAGATGCGATCAGAGCTGTTGACACAAACGGAAGAGCGGCAAGTGCCACTCCAAGAAACACTGCCAACATCTCAGCGGCGACAGTAACGGCTAAAGACGTTTACATTGCTGTTTAATAGTCTAGCATAGGAGATACAGACAATGACAACTAAAGTAAACCCAACTAAAGCAAACACAACTGATCACCTTTCAGGTAAGACGATCACGGCTGTGACTGTAGACTTTGCAGTTAACGGTACAGACTTCTCTGACACTGAAATGGGACCATTGGGTGCGGTACAATTAGCGATAGCAAACCTTTCGCAAATTGGAACACCACTTATCATCACTAAATTAAGAAGTGATGGTTCCAACGATGGTCAAGTTTTTGACATCATCTGGGAAGGTGAGTTCGGAACTGACACGTACGATGGTTCAAACAGCGAGACGTTAGCGGCGTACCTACAAACTGAGTTAAGACTGTTAACTTCAGTTGGTGCAGGTCCAGTTAACTTGAACTCGGCGACTGTTGTGGCGGCTACAGCGGCATCATTCTAATCCAATTAGACTGATACACAATTACCAAAGGGCGGATCTATTTTTAGGTTCGCCCTTTTTTTACGAGTAAATAATCACATGCCAACACATTTACAAGAAGCGATAAAGATAATATTGAGTGCAGATTCCAAACTGCGAGACAAGACCCCAAGGATCTACGCCATGCCCAAGGATGAACACATGCCCAAGGCATTCACAAACCTCAAACGTATGCGATATTTGTCCCATGACCTCTGTGCGGGCAGGAACATCAAGAGATGGTTATGGAGGGATTACAACCCGGAGATAATATTACAGCAACCACCCTTCGACCGGTACGAGGACCAGAGTGAGATCTTCACGCTGATACGTCATCCGGAAGAACGTTGGTGGTCAGGCATCAAGGACATGTTCTATTTCATGCCATGGTACGGCTGGTGGGTCAACGACAAGATAATGGAACAGTGGCCACACTTCGGAAGAGGCACACTGAGGTATCATGACATCATGCAAGATATCAAACCGCAACACCTTATCAAGTGTGACGCGGGACTCAATGACAGGATGATCAACTTTGCCAAGACACATGGACTACTTTGCTATGGCAACATTCCACACGAGAAGGCACTGCGACACAGCAAACCAGATATAAAGAGCCTCGAGGACAAGGGAGTCAGAGAACTCAAAGCCTGGTTGAGGGAGAACCCAGACAGGCAGAAACAACTAGACGACTACCTGGCACCAGACTGGCAGTACTGGGAGAAGGTAGAGTACCAAGACTGATGCACGAGTACAGGCTACACACACTGGTGGACATCACCAACAACGGTAACCTCAAACAACAGTTCCCGTTCACCACAGATGCGGGACATGACATACAAGACAAGCACACACTATCAATAGCACGTGACCAGAATTCAAACTTCTCAACAATGTTGCAACTGCTACAAATGAGGGGTAACATCACGTGGGAAATGCCACCGCAGAGGGTAGAACTTCCAGACCTAGGAAATCATGCATTCGGGTCTTACTACGAAGGTGCACACTCCACATGGCACTTCCAGTTCTTCACGGAACAGTCAGGTGTTTATGGCGATATGGTTGATCCAACAGAGAACCTTGTGGAGGACTTCGGCCTTGTGCCAGTGATTGCTGAATGCACTAACACAGCACACTTGCCATTACATACTTTCGTCACAAAGGAAATGCAGGGCACTGAGAGACAGAAGATAATTGGTGCACTAGCAGGTGGCATTATAAACACGTACTTTTCATACGCCGGTCCCATCGATAAATAACAGTACATTAAGGCACAAACTTTCTAATATTAAGGCACACACAGGCGATGCAACAGGCTCATTTACAGGCTCTACTAACGGAGGTACAAATCCTCAAAAGAGATTTAAGAAGATATATGAGTACAACAGAATTAGAAAAACAAAACCTTGAAGCACACGTGGACCTTTGTTCAGAGAGATACAAAGGATTACACGATAGACTTTCAGCGATAGAAGTAAGGTTGGCCAAGATGAATGAAGATATGTCGACCAGTCACAAGAGCAGTCAGAAGACAATCATAGCAACAGCAGGTACAGTGGTCGCAGGTTTACTATCAACGGTGGTAGTGATCCTGATGAAAATGCCAGGCTAATATTACCAACACATGTTCATACAGATAGCACCCCGGGCCAAGGTCTACGTCACAGACACGGATGTAGAATTCATCCGGGCACACGCACTGGAGTCGTTCAGGAGTGACCAACTGTCACCGGAGGATGCCGACAGGGCCAAGAGATTAGCGGACAAGGCGGTGTTCGTTCGCAAGAAACTTGACACACACATGCAATATGCTTTAAATAGGAAGATAAAGTTTGTTGCAAATGACAGGAAAAAATAAATCAGAACTGGTAAAACAGATCGAGGCATACGGGCTGAAAGGCAAACTTGCGGACCTGGCACACAGAGAACAGGCACGTCAACCATTCCGACACCTACCCAAACAGTTCTCAAAAGGTATCCTCATAGGCAACATAGCGATTGTACCCAAGAAACATACCGGCACTAGGTACGTGTATGTGATAGCGGACATGATGGAAGCCAAAATCTTACACGAAGACATCAACCTAAAACAGACCGCCATACTGGTGGCACACTACCTGGCGGACGGCAAGAATATACCCAACAACATATTGGATGTGGATTCCAAACATGCCTCGCAACTGTTTGACATACAGAGTGCCAAACGCATGATAAAGGAAGCACAGAAGAACAAGGATGAACAGATGGAAGACGTGTATTGGGACAGATTGGATGTCGCTAACCGCCTAGCGGACGAGTGCAAGGCGAATATACAGCAGATCTTTAATGACACGTTCGGAGCATAGATAATAAATAAACACAGTATGAAGAGCTTAGACCTTACAAAACCCATTACTACAGAATCATTACTGAAAGAATTTGAAAGTAGATTCAACATGACCATGGATCTTTCTCAGTTCAATGAAGAAGAACTACAGGACTACGCCAATCACGTGAGAACAAAGATACATGAGATCACACAGAACACACACTTCGGACAAGAATTAACAAATGATGGCTACCAGAAGAATCAAATGATGTTGGACATCATAAACCAAGCGATACAAGAGAGAAAACTTGCAGAGTACGGCGGTAGCATGTCAAATGATCCTATGACAAAAGGTGCAACAACAGCCATTTCAGCAAAAACAAAACTAGACAAAGGTCAAGCACTAGACCAAGACGAGAAGAAGGTTGTTAGCAGACTGATCCAAAAAGAAGGTGTTGAAGAACAATCAGAATTAATTTTAGCGGCCAAGGACATGATGGACAAGGTCACATCGTTCTTGGAAGACCTAGCGTCAATGAAGACGGAAGGTGCACTAGAGCTAGTAGACAGAATCAGAGATGAGATGGGTGCCGAGAAGGCAGACGCATTCCTACAAAAAATCCAACCAGCGATTGAACAGGCGGAAGCCACTTTAACGACAACTAGACAAGAGCTAGACAACGGTGTAAGAATTTTGACCGGAGAAGAAGTAGCATCA